TTTAACTAATGCTACAGGGTTACCTATTTCCACCGGTGTATCTGGTTTAGGTACGGGTGTAGCAACTGCGCTTGCAGTTAACACCGGTTCATCTGGTGCGTTTACAACCAACAACGCAACCAACACGTTTAGTGCAACTAATACGTTTACACAGGTTAACTATACTGTTAATCCGATTTCTGGCAATACTGTTACGGTTCCAATTACTCACCGCTTACACAATATCACTGCCACTTCTGCGGCTGCAATGAGTATTACCTTAACAACCACAAGTGCTGTAGATGGTCAGATGTGTATTGTTCGTATCTATGATTCTAGCGCCGCAACGCAGACTATTGCTTGGGTCAATACAGAAAACAGTACAGTAACTGTTCCATCTCCAACTAACGGATCTCAAACTTTGCCTTTAACGGTAGGTTTTATGTATAACAGCCAAACATTGAAATGGCGTTGTGTTGCTTTAGCATAAGGTGGATATATGGAATACATAAAAATTGATTTTTCATTTGAAACTCAGTACGGTAACTTTTGTGATGCAATTCATTTGCCAGACGATCACAATTTAACTGACGCTGAGATTGAGGCTATAAAGCAGCAAAGGCTAGACAATTGGATTGCTGCTGTTACTCCAGTAGAGGAATAAAATGGCAGACCGTTATTGGGTAGGTGGAACAGGTGCGTGGAACTCAACAAGCACAACTAACTGGTCTACTGCTACTGGCAAGTCAATTACAGCAAGTTGCGCCAGCACAACACTAACAGTAACTGCTGGAACGGTAGTTATTGGTGATACCGTCTGGTCAAACAACCACACAAATTTAGGAACCATTACCGCCAATCTTGGCGGAGGTCAATGGACGGTTTCTGTTGGCGGAACTTTTGCTTCTCAAGCTATGAGTGCTGCTACTGCTGGTGCATCTGTTCCTACTGCTGCTGATAGCGTATTTTTTGATGCGAACTCAAATAGCGGCACAACCAACTTTACCGTTACGATGGCAAATACGCCTCGTCTCTGTAACGACTTTACTGCGTCTGGTTTAGATGGAACTATGACGTTAGCCGGTACGTCTATTGGCTTGACTGTTAGCGGAAGTTTAACTTTCCAAGCAACTAACTTTACTCGTACTTATACAGGTACGACAACATTTGACGCTACAACTACTGGTAAAACTGTAACTACCAATGGTGTTGCATTTGGTCAGGATATTGTTTTCAATGGTGTTGGTGGTGGATGGACGTTAGGTTCTGCTCTGAGTGTTGGCTCTAATGGAATAACTTTAACTAATGGAACACTTAATACGTCAGGAAGTAATTACGCTATTACTACTGGCACATTTGGTTCTAATAACGCTAATACTAGGACATTAACGCTTAACGGATCAACATTTACTATGAGTAGCAGTGCATCAGCAACATGGGATATAAGTGCTAGTTTAACTCTTAATACAGGAACATCAACCATAGTATTTTCTTCTAATAGTTTAGCAGCTGGTTTTTCTGGAGGAAACAGAACTTATTACAATGTTTCTTTTACAGGAACAGGAACGACAAATTCTGATAGATATATAAGCGGAACAAATACGTTTAATAATCTAACTATTTCTACTCCTGCTGCTGCTGCTTGCAATGCGTTTGGTTTTGTCAATAATCAAACTATTAACGGCACATTAACAGTTACTGGTGCTAATGGTAATCAGAGATTATGGCTTCGTTCTCAATCTACTGTTGCTGTATTATTTGGAACTCCAGTAACACTTACTTGTGCTGCTATTGCAGCTATGAGCGATGTAGACTTTAGTGACATTACTATTGCTGGTGCGGCAGGTACGTTATCTGGTACTCGTCTTGGGGATTGTGGTGGAAATAGCAATATTACTTTTGGTGCTGGTAAAACGGTTTATTGGAATTTGGCTGCTGGTGGTAACTGGAATGCTAACGGATGGGCTACTAGCTCAGGTGGTGGTGTAGCTACTACTAATTACCCATTGCCACAAGATACTGCGATTATTGAGAACACAGGTTTAAATACAAGTGCAACTATTACTATACCTAACTATATAAATATATCAGGTGTAGATATGTCAACTCGCACTAATGCGATGACGTTTGCAATTGGTTTAACAATCCCTTATTTTTATGGGAATTTTAGTTTTGGTTCTGGTGTAACTACTACTGGAACTGGTGAGCTTGTATTTTCAAACAGGTCAACAAAAACACTTAATTCTGCTGGTATATCTTTTACACAGTCAATAACAATTGATGCTCCTAGTGGTGGCATTCAGCTTGTCACTAACAACATGACGCTTTCTACTGTAACGGAAATATTCACGTTAAATCAGGGAACGCTTGACTTAAATAATCTAACATTAACAATAGGTAAGTTTGATTCTGCTAATAGCAATACACGAACTATTGCATTTGGCACAGGTAAAATTTCTTGTAATGGTACTGGTACTGTTTGGACTACATCAACTTCAACAAATTTAACTACTACTGGAACTCAGCTTGTTGAAATAAATAATAATACTTCATCAACAACTTCTGTATTGGGTGGTTCTTTATCAGAAGCAAATTCAATTAGTTATAACTTTATTTCTGGAACATATGCTTTAACATTTTTGGCTTCTCTTAGTAATTCTGCTAGAAATGTAGACTTCACAGGATTTGCCGGTGTTTTGCAAGCTACTAGCACAGGACGTATTTTTGGAAATTTAAAACTTTCTTCAGGAATGGCATTAACTGCTTCAGCTAGTGCTATGTCATTTCTTGCTACTAGTGGTACTAAAACTATTACTACTAATGCTCAAACAATTGATTTCCCAATTACGTTTGATGGTATTGGCGGAGCATGGCAGTTACAAGATGCTTTTACAATGGGTTCTACGAGAACCATGACGTTGACTAATGGGACGCTAGATTTATCTGGAAAGACTTGTACTGTCGGAACTAGCTTTGCAACAGCATCAGGGACAAAAAATATAACATTTAATGGTGGTACATTAGTTTGTCCTGCTGCTAGTGCAACAGCATTTAATAATGCTGCTCCTACTAATTTTACGACTACAGCAGGTACAGGTACTGGCACTATCTCAATGACTGCTGCTACTGCAAAAACTTTTGTTGGTGGTGGATCAACATACAACTGCACGTTGAACCAAGGTGGTGCCGGCACGTTGACAATTAGCGGCTCTAATACGTTTACCAATATTACAAACACAGTACAGCCTAATCAAATTACATTTACTGCGGGCACGACAAATACATTTACTAGTTTTTCTTTATCCGGAACTGCCGGCAATTTAATTACTTTGCGCAGTTCGTCAGCTGGTACCCAATACACTTTATCTGATTCGTCAGGAATTGTATCTGTATCTTATTTAGATATTCAAGATAGCGCCGCTACAGGTGGGGCATCTTGGAGAGCTTATACAACTAACGGAAACGTAGACTCAGGAAATAATAGTGGATGGCTTTTTTCTGCAGGCGGCGGAAACTTTTTAATGTTATTTTAGGCGGTTAAAATGGTAGACGATACGGAGACACGTTTGGCAGTTCACGAAGCTATATGCACTGAACGTTATGGCCATATTAAAGATAAGCTGGAAAATGGATCAGCGCGCATGCAAAAAATTGAATATCTTTTGTATGGGTTAATGATTCTTGTTTTGCTTGGCCCCGGTGCAGCGGCTGAATTTGTAAAACGTTTCTTCGGATGAGGTGGACCCGCTAACTTTATTAGCCGCTGCCAACGCGGCGGTTGCTGCTGTAAAAAAAGGCTGCCAGCTTTACAAAGACGTTAAAAATGCAGCGGGTGATGTACGTGAAGTATTAGATGATTTAAAGGCGCAGTTTCACAAAGTAGTAGACCCAACTCCCGCGCAAAAGATGCAGTACAACGCTGAAGTTCAGCGCGTGCAGGAGATAGCAAAAGCAGACCCAAACGACGTCTACACCGAAATTGGCAATCAGTTGGGCGCGTTGATGGATGCGTACGATGCGTTAAGTAAAGCGTTATTGCAAGAAGAGCTTTCAGGCAAAAAGGTTTATAAGGGCGAAGAATCAATTGGCCGTCGCGCTTTACGCCGCATAATTATTACGGCAAGACTGGATGCAATGCTTGTGGAAATACGCGAAACAATGGTCTATAGGGCACCCCCAGAACTCGGGTCACTTTGGGGTAAATTTGAGACAATGTGGGAGCGTATTGTTGCCGAGCAGGAGGCAGCACATGTTGAAGAACTTAAGCAGGATCAGATTGCAAAATGGCGACGGGCAAATATAAAAAGAAAAATCAAGGAACAGTTAACGTCAATCGTGGCGGTGGTATTCATAACGTTGTGGTTTCTATGGCTAATGATATTAATAAGAACGAGTCAGACGTACCATGGTCACTTCTCATCGCCGTGGTGGTCTTGTGTTTTGTGCTGATTCTCGCTCTTCCCATTATGGGGATCATGTATATGGATATGAACAACGCAACAATTGCAGCAATGGAAGAAGTAAAGAAAATGCGTGAACTACGCGCCAAAATTTTAATGGGAATGCAGGGGGAATAATGCTTACTATCTTTTCAACATTGGTATCGTTTCTAATGGGCGGACTACCCAAAATTTTGGATTTCTTCCAAGACAAGGCCGACAAAGGACACGAACTAAAACTAGCTCAAATGCAGACCGAACGGGAACTGCAATTAGCCGCCGCAGGGTATGTTGCGCAACAACACATAGAAGAAATTAAACTAGACGAGATTAGAACTCAGACACAATCTGCGGAGAAAGTCTCGCTAATCGACGCACAAAAAGCGGAGATGAATGCAATCTATGCCCACGACACTAGCCTAAACGAAGGTACGTCGCAGTGGATGAAAGACCTCCGCGCTAGTGTTAGGCCGGTAATAACTTACGGGTTCTTTTTCCTGCTTGTGGCTATAGACGCTACACTAGCTTACAAAGGCTTAACGAGCGGCGTTGATTTTGTTCAGTTAGCTGACCAGCTATGGGATAACGAAACTCAAGCTTTGTTTGCAAGCATCATAGCTTTCCATTTTGGCGGTAGGGCGTTTGGCAAATGATTAGCAAAAAAGCACTAGACATAATTAAGCACCATGAGGGAGTAAGGAATAAACCTTACCGGTGCCCCGCCCGACTTTGGACAATCGGCGTTGGACATGTAATCGAAGCGAATCACGCAAAAGTGCCGTTTGAAGACAGGCTAAGTTTGCCTTGCCCAGAAGGTTGGAACCGCGTGTTTACAATGGAAGAAGTCGATGCCATACTTGCAAAAGACCTTGAAAGGTTTGAACGAGGGGTTCTTAAATATTGTCCTACTGCTGGCAGTAAGCAAAGCTGGCTGGACAGTCTGGTCAGTTTTAGCTTTAACGTAGGATTAGGGACACTGCAACGCAGCACTTTGCGCCAGAAGCATAACCGGGGCGATTATGATGGCGCTGCCGACGAACTTCTAAAGTATTGCAAAGCAGGCGGAAAAGTTTTAAAAGGACTTGAAAACCGCCGCAAAGACGAACGCGCAATATATCTTAGTTAATACCGTAACAACATATTGTAGAATCAAAATGTTAATGGTAGAATTTTCGAAGAGGGCCTGCGCCCTAAAAAAAGCCGCTTATTAAAGCGGCTTTTTATTTTTGTGGAGTTATTCTATGGCTACAGCAGCTAATCCTAATGCACTCAAAACCGACCAAGAAATAAGAGACGCCGCGCTGGCTAATAGCGCGTTAGCTACGACTGAGGGTTATGAAACCACCGACGCTCAAGCAGCTGGATATAATGCCGCTTCTCAAAACGCAGCCGGGTACAACGCAACTCAAAACGCAACAGCAGCAACCTATACAGCCCCTACACAAAATGCAACTGGGTACGATGCCGCGCAAGCTGGCGCTCAAGGTTATAACGCTGCTTCACAAAATGCCACTGGTTACAGTGCCGGATTAATTGGGAATGCCGCAACATACACTGCACCTACGAGGGCAGCTACTGGATATGAAGCCGCACAAGCAGGCGCGCAAGGCTATGACGCTGCTTCACAAACTGCAACCGGATATAACGCAACGTTAGCAGGGCCTGCCACAACATATGACGCCTCACAAGCTACGGGTACTAATTGGGACGTTGATAAAAATCAAACGGTCCAAGGCCAAGTAAGTAATATTATTGCAGCTGATTCGCCTTTGATGCAACGAGCTAGAGCGGAATCACAAGCTCTAATGAATCGTCGAGGTTTGATTAATTCCAGTATGGCTTTTGGCGCTGCCCAAGAAGCTGTAATTAAACAAGCTTTGCCTATCGCTACAACTGATGCGGCGACTTATGCTTCGGCAGCTAAATACAAAGCTGACACTGCGAATACGTTGGCTACATTTAATGCCGCTCAAACTAATGCCGCAAGACAATTTGGCGCTAATGCACAGAACGTTATTAACGCCGCTAACCAAGCCGCTCAGAACGAAGCTGCTAAATTTGGTGCAACTGCTGAAAACGTTGCTGCGGCGGCTAACCAAGCTGCTACAAATGAAGCCGCACGATTTGGAGCAAATGCAGAAAATACAGCTGCACTGGCTAATGCTGCTTCACAAAATGAAGCTGCTAAATTTACAGCGGCTGCTACAAATGATGCAGCCGCAGCTAATCAAACTCTTCAAGCGGAAGCTGCTAAGTTTGGCGCTAATGCACAAAACGTTATTAACGCTGCTAACCAAGCCGCTCAGAACGAAGCCGCGAAGTTTGGAGCAACCGCTGAGAACGTCGCTGCGGCTGCTAACCAAGCTGCTATTAATGAGGCTGCAAGATTTGGCGCAAGCGCAGAGAACGCAGCCGCATTAGCTAATGCTGCTTCAACAAACGCGTCTCTTAGTTTCAACGCTAGTGCTGAGAACACAGCTGCTGCAGCTAACCAAGCTCTTCAAGCTGAAGCTGCTAAGTTTGGTGCCAATGCACAGAACGTTATCAACGCTGCTAACCAAGCAGCCGATAACGAAGCTAAGAAGTTCAATGCAACCGCCGAGAACGTTGCTGCTGCAGCTAACCAAGCTGCGCTCAATGAAGCTGCAAAGTTTGGTGCAAGCGCAGAGAATGCAGCTGCATTAGCTAACGCTGCTGCAAACAATACAGCAGCAGCTTTCAAAGCTAATGCTAGAAACATGTCTGCCAGCGACTTTGCTAAAAACGTCAATGCTAACGTAGCGACAATGCTTGATCAATCTATGAAGATTGCTCTTGCTAATGCCGACTCTGAAACAAAGATTGAGTTGCAAAACATTGACGCAACAACACGCAAAGATTTAGCAAAACTAGAAGCTGCTTACAAAACTCAGATGCAAGCATCGCAGTCATCTAGTGAGATATTTCAGCAGACTACAAAAAACATTTCCGATCTTATGGCTAACCCCGACATATCGTCTAGCGTTACGTCAGACGGTAAACCGCCAAGTGTTGGCAAAACTAATTGGCCTCCAACAGCCGTTAAACTAGAAAACGGAAAACTGTATGACGCCGCCAACAAAGTAGTTGCTACTACCGATGGCAAAGCAGCTGCTCCTGAAGTAGATAAATCTAACTGGCCGCCACAAGCAGTTGAATTAAAAAACGGAAAGTTATATGACGCAGATGGAAAAGCAATTTTGAGTCCAAAACAAATTGCAATCAATACCCAAAAATCGTACTTGCAAGGTTCAATGAAAATTTTAAGTGCAACGTCTGGCATTGACGGTTTAGATGATTTGCTTACGTTTAATTAATGGATCGCGAAGTTTTACTTGAGCCAATTGTTGCATCAATTCGCCAAGGTTTACCTTTGGCAAAACAAGACGTACTAAAGTATCTTGAAGACTGGGAACTGATACCCGTTGAAGCTGACGGACAACATGCAGCAACGGTGATTGCTAAAGGTACAGAAATCCACATTGCAGTTGTAGAAGGTTATAAACCTAAATCATCTCAACGTCGTGCTATTCACGGTTTCTTAAAACCGCTGTTTGATCGTTATGAATTTTTAACAACGCGTGTGCATCACCATCGGTTAGCGCAAAAAAGATTTGTTCAGCGTGTAGGTTTTAAGCCTACATGGAAAGATGAAAATTTTGAATACTACATGCTGACCAGCATGCCGTTTAAAAGGAAACACTAATGTCTAAAATTTATTTCTCTCGGTCAATGACAAGGGCGATGGCAATCGATTACCCGATAGGCGACCCGACAGGCGGGGTTGCTTACGGTGAGAAAAATGATCCGATTAGCGCAGCCCTTTCCGCTGCAACTATGGCAGGAACTTACACCGCTGCCGGAAGTTTTGCTGCTATGTCTCTTATGCAAGGCGTTACTTTTGCTGGCGCGGCGATGAGTCTTGTTGGCAGTGTGACCGGAAATAAAACGCTATCAAAAATAGGCATGATTACGGGTATTGCTGGAGGTATTGGTTCTTTGGCTGAATCGCAACAATGGATTTCAAAAACGCCGTCACTCGGCCAAACGTTTGGCGGAAGTACAGGCAATGCTGCGCAAGCTATGTCATCCAGCTCATTAGGCCAATCACCGTCCAGCGCACCAAGCCCTAATGTGCAAGGCGCAAATGTAAATCCTTTACAACAATCATCAAACGCAGAATTTGTAAATAATGAAAACCTTGCTAGGTCTGGCCCAATTCCGCCAAACTTAGGTACAGCTCCGCCAATTCAAAATAATATGCCGGTTTCATTAAATCAAAATGTTCCTCCTCCTAAAGTAGAACCTCCGGGATTTTTAGATTCATTAAAACAAGGCAATATATTAGACGCTGCAAAAGCGGCTGGCTCAGCAATCAATCCAGTAACCAATCCTTACGGGGCTATGGCTGTTGGCCAAATAGCTGCGCCAATTGCTGATTACTTGTCTGGTAAAACCGATGCAGAAATTGCTGCGTTAGAAGCTCAGACCGGATATACCGATCAACGTGCTTTGCAATTACAAGAAGAAATTGCTAAAGAAAAACGCCGCCGTGCAAATCTAAATCAAGGTTACTCACAAGTTGACGCAGGTATTACTGTTAACCCTGCTGTCATTGGCCAAGCACAAGCTGGCGGTTTAATTGCTGGCGCAGTTCAGCCGAGATAAGGAGATAGTTATGGCAATCATTCAAGACAAGATGGCACGCCCACAAGGCGATGACATTAACGCTGACACAGTTAAAGAAAATATTAAGATGCCGCCGGAATTGCAAAACGCTTATGAGCGCGTTGTAATTGCTGGCATGAAGGTTATGTTTTCCAAACAGTCGCACAAGTTGATGCTTGAAGAATTACAGAAAGAAGGACCACTAGGTGAAAAGCTAGGCAAAGGGGTTGCCGGTTTAATGCTGCTATTAATTAAACAATCTAATGGCACTATGCCGCCAGAAGTAATTATTCCTGCCGGCGTTAATCTATTAAGTCAAGCAGCTGATTTTATTCGTAAAACTAAATTAGAAAAAATTACGAATGCTGATATCGGTGATGCCATGGAAACAATGATTACAACAATACTAGACAAGTTTGATGTTAATACTGAAAAAATGAAACAAATGCTGGATCAATACAGCAGCGAAAATATTCCTACTGGAATGGGAGCTTAACATGGCTAGTGGTTTAATTGCTGCCGCGCTTAGCGGTTTTGGTAAAGCTCTTTCAACCACGGGAGAGATGGAAGCCAAGAAACAAAATGAGATGGACCTTAAAAAACAATTGCTTGACATGGAATCAGAAAAGCGTTTGCGTGAAGACGAAATAACCCGTGGCCGTGCATTTGAATACGATAGAAAAAAACTTACTGAATTAGCTCCTTTGGAAAGAGGGAATAAAGTTGCAGAAGCAGAAGCTTTGTTGCCTACCAAGGTTGCGGAAAAAACAGCAGTGGGTGAAGCCGAGACTGGCGTAATGGTGAAGCGTGAAGACGCACTTCGTCCCGGGGTACTTAAAACTGAAGAAGCAAAAAATAAACTTGCTCTTGATAAAGACGAACAAAAAGCTAGACGTGACGCCGAAATTCTTATTGATCTCGGCAATAATAAATCTTACACGTCCGCACTTCAAAAAATTACTGATGCAAAATCTAGTTCAGCTGAAAAAACTAATGCCGCCGCTTCACTTTATAAAATGCAAAACGAGAAAGCTCTTGGCGATTTGCGCACTGAATTATCTAAGCTTCCTGACACTCCGGAAAACGCGGACAGGCGTGCCTCTATTCGCCAACAACTTTCGGATTTAAAAGATTCAAAAGTTGGTTCTTACGCAGACGTTGCTTCTTTGGCGAACAGTTATTTGGTTGCATCTAATACCATTCTGCGTAACGGTACCGGCACAGAGGAAGAGCTTGCTGAAGCTAAACGTTTACGTGATTTGGGCGAAAGACTTGGCTCAAGTGTTATTGATAAAAAATTACCTGATGCTAATAAGCCAAAAGCAAATTCATCAGGTTATAAAGTCGGTGATACTCGAACGGTTGCCAGCGGCCCTAATCAAGGCAAGACGGTTGTATGGGATGGCACTGGTTGGAAACTTAAATAAGGCGCGTCAATGGCAAGCTACCTTAGTGAAGACGAAGTCTTTGGCGTAAAAGCTAAACCTGCCGGTTCAAACTATCTAAGCGACGATGAGGTCTTTGGTCGTGCTGCGCCAAACAAAGGCGTAGACATAACTGATAACCCGTTAAACGTTAAAGAGAAAGATTACAAAGCTTCTGAGTTAGCCGGCGATATAACTAAACAATTCGGCGGCGCTATTGCAGGCGGGACTTTAAAAGCTCCTGCCGGTATTGAAACCGGAATAAAAGGTGCCGGTAGAAATTTAATTTCAGGTGAAGCTTTAGAAGCTACTCCCATTGGCAAAGTGTTTAGTCTTGCCCGATCAGCGTTTACTGATTTGCTTGGAATACAAAGTATTCAAGAACAAGCACAAGATAAACAAGCAGCGCAAATAACAATCGACAGAGCGATGTCGAGTATTCCGTCAATACCGGGTACAAAAGAATTAGCTGCTTACGGCGATTCAATTCAAAAAGATATTCAAGCCAGTCTTTCAGAAACAGGTAAAAAACGTCTTGCCGGTTCTACCCCAACGGGAAATATTTTTAAAGGCGAATTAAGTTTTGGCGAAGACCCGACTCTTTCTGGCTATGCTTTACAAGCTTCCAGTGTTTTGGGTTCTCTTGGTCCAGTTATCGTAACTGCTCTTGTTACCCGCAATCCAAACGCTGCGGCTGCGGTCGGCGGGGGTATGGCCGCAGGCGAAGCTGCAGACACAGCAAAACAATACATCAGTAAATTAGACGATAATCAACTTCTTGAAGTAAGCCCGTATTACAAAACCATGGTTGACCGAGGCGTGTCAACCAAAGAAGCCCGTCAAATTGTTACCGATAAAGCTTCAGAAAATGGCGCTATGCTACAAGGCATGGTGGCTGCTGTAGGCGATAGAATTACAGGCAAGCTTCTTACGGGCGCTTACGATGATATTCTTAGCCGTATCGGCGGTAGATCAATTGCGGGTCGTACAGCTGGCGGTATCATTGCTGGCGCGGCTGAAGAAGGTTTGCAAGAAACTACCGAAGGTCTGGCTTCAGACATTGGTATCCGTAGCCAAATTGCAAACAAAGAACTTGGCGAAGATTCTGCGGCAAACTTAATTCTCGGCGCACTTGGCGGCGGAGCGCCGGGCGGTGTACGTGGTGCAATGGCATCACCTGAACGTCAGATCGCAGCCGAGATTAATGCCGGTGTACAAAACGCCCAGCCTGCTGGAGTAAACGAAGCGGCGATCCGTGCGCTTAATCCCCAGACATACGACCAGACATTAGTCTCACCACAACAGACGGTCAACCGCAATACTCAAATCGATGCACTAGCGCAAGCCGGTTCGGTTGATGAAGCTGTAAGCGCGGCCATGAATTTGGCTGGCACGATAGAAGGCCCAACGTCCTACGCTGCCCCAGCAGCACCGGCTGCAGCCGCTCCTTTGGTAAGCCCAACCCCGAGCTATGGCGGTTTACCAATTGGCCCAAGCATAACTCCTGTGACACCGGAAGCTGCCGCTGTCACGCCAGAAGCTGCTGCTGTCACACCGGAAATTACGCCTCCTTTAAACCTGACACCGGAACTAACCGCTGCCACGCCTGCTGAAACGCGTAGCGAACTTCCAACACTTGCACCAAGGCCGCAACGTATTCAAGGCCAAGTTGTGGCAAACTTGACAGATGATGACTTGCGCACCGTGGTGAATGACCAAGGTGCGCCGGCGATTACTAGGCGTGGCGCTCAGATTGAATTGGATGCGCGTGCAAAGGAAACAGCACCCGAAGTTGCGGCAACCACGCCGGAAGTTGCGGCAACAACGCCGGAAGTTGCGGCAACAACGCCGGAAGTTGCGGCAACCATAGCACCTAGTGTTGGCGCGGGTTCTCAGGCAGTTTTGGCAACCACGCCGGAGGTTGCGGCAACCACGCCGGAGGTTGCACCCGAAGTTGCAGCAACTACACCAACAGAGATTTCTCGTGAAACAAATAAAAACTTTATCGACATCCCCCTTAACTCCCGCTCAGAGGCATTGCCTGACTCCAACTCTGAGCCAGTGGGTGGCGTCGCTGCCGCTGACGAAGCAAGAAGAATTGCACAAGCGGACATTGACCAATGGGCTGCCACCGAAGGCGTAACTGATGCGCCTGTTTTAAACCCAGCGCCTCCACAAGAAGACGCTGCAGTTAACCAGATTGCCAACCTTCTTAATAGTCAATTTGGTAACGGAAAAATTTACGCTTACCATGATGACCAGCCTACGTCAGCAAACGGTTTTGCTCTTGGCGGTACAGCTTTTATTAATACCGCATCGCCTCAAATTAATGTTGCCAAGACCTCGCTTCATGAGTTTAAGCATACGGTCGAACAAATTGCTGAAGCTGAAACTCGACAAGGTTTAACCAACACCCCTGCTCAACAGTTTACGTCAAGCATAGAAAGTATTTTCTCTGACATGACAGAGGAGGGTAAGCGTTCTTACTCTGAGAACTTCCTCCACAGGGCCGAGCTAAATGCAATTGCGGACCCGGCTGCGCGTGAACAAAGATTGCAAGAATTATTACAGCAACCGTTATTAGTATCTGAAATGACGGCTGACTTCCTTGGCAATCGCGCTACGGATAAAGCATTCTGGCAGGACGTTGCGGCCAGTGATCCAAAAGGGTTTAAAGGTTTTGTTGACAAGTGGCTTGGGGTTGTAGACAAATTATTGGTTACTTTGCGGGGCGCATCCGTTCAAAGAACAGGCGAATCAACTAAAGTTGACCAATACATCCGCGATCTGAACAAAGCCAAGATGGTTGCGCGTGATGCATTGATCGCGTATCGTCGCGGCACGTTGCAGCAAACAACGGCAGTAAGTGGCACGCCGGCCCTAAGTTTAAAACAAGGACAAACCGATGAATCAAATATCCCCATTCGAGGCGAAGGAATACAGCCGCTTGCAGAACGAGCTGGACCAACAGCTGGTGAAGCTGGGCGCGGTGAAACCCCAAGCTACGGAAAAGCCAGAGAAGGAGCAATCTCCGTCGTTGGCAGACACTACTCGCCTCGGGTCCAAACCAGTCTAAGCGGTAAGTATTACGGGACGGGTTTGCGCGGTGCCGAAGGCAGCCGCCTGCGGGAGAGCAAAGATTCCAGACTTTCCGACCGAGTTTACTTTTACGTTGATACCGGCGAAGGCATCCGCCCTGAGAGCGGCGTTGGCCGTTTCGCTCATGAAGTCAAGCTCGATAACATCTATGACCCAGCAACCCGCTTAATCCCGCCACAGGGCAGTTCAAACGCATTTGAGTCCGCAGTATTAGACGCAGGCTTTGATGGCTACATAGCCCCGTTTGGACGTGGTGCTGCGGTTGTTTTGCTGGGACCGAAACACAACGCTGTACCAGTCAAGTCTTTGGAAACCCCGGCTTTTGCAAAAAAACAACAGGTTGCAGAAGAAGTAGCTGAACCTTCCAAACGGCAATACAAACTAGAACTTGAAAAACAAGAACGTAAAACTGCTGAAGTTGCCGAATTACCTACTGAAGAACAAGACGCGGTTTTGCGTGATGCTGCCGAATTCAACATACCCGAAGAGCAAGTTAATAAACTTTTAGAACAAGCACGCGCTATCAAAGCTCAGTATCCGGCTTCTAATGGCTGGGCACCGTTAACATTGATCGGCCTGCAAGTACCAAAAACAGAAGAAGGCAAGGAACCTAAACCTGAACTAAAGTGGCAAGCTACCCCTTACGCGTTTAACCGTCCTCCGGGCGCAACCCGTGCCCCGGCAAAAATAGATACCGCGTGGGCTGATAAGGTAACTGACCAATTTTATAAATTGGTCAAAGACATTTACACTCGGGCAGCAACTGGCGATAAAAACGCCCAGATTATTATTAGCCACCAAACTTGGTACCGTAATGTTGCGGAAATACTACGCCGTGAATATGGCGCTCAAGGCGATTTGCTGGCAGACTTATTGGGTGCGACTTCACCAAACACCCCGGTAGATACTAATTGGCGATTCTCGGTTGATATCCTACGCAGGTTTGCTCGCGGCGATTTTAATAAAGAATTGGCTAAATTTGATAAGTATGTTCGCGATGGCGGCCAACTTAAAAATTATCCAAACCAAGACAAAATTCGCCAAATAAGCGGCAAACTATACGGCATGAATTCAAACAATGCTCAACGGGCATTGCTTGATATGTGGCGAATTATTGAAGCTGGCTCAGCTCCAAAAGCCCGTAACTTTGCATTGAATTTAATTGGCCAATCGAACATGGCCACGATTGACGTTTGGGCTGCGCGTATGTTGCGTCGGGCTGCAAACTTGGTCAATGGCGTTGATCTAAATCGCATTCCGCCCCCGGCAGAACAAGGCGTAAGCGGTACGTGGAATGCTAAAGCTACGGAAGTCAGCGGCGAGTTTGGCTTTGGGGCCTATGTCATGGACAAGGTTTCCGAAAAATTGAAAAAAGACGGCATTGATGTAACGCCGCCTGACTTGCAAGCGATTGCTTGGTTTGCTGAAAAAGAATTGTGGGGGCAGAACCGTTGGACAACGGTAACCGGCGAAGGCGGGTCGTTTGAAGAAAATATCGAAGCGATGCCGGTTGAAAGGTACGTTGCTGGGTGGAGTATCCAGCAAGGCGAGAAGGTGCCGGACTCTGCTGAAGTATCTACGGCCCAGTCTCGCGTATTGGTTATGCTTACGGGCGATGATTCGGTTGTTGCGGCCCGAGTTGTGCCGACCAAGGGGTTGTACGGGAATGTGATTGAAGAGTCTTTTGATACGGAATGGACCGCTGAAAAAGACAAGCACGATCCAACCATGGCAATGGCTGAGATAGCCAAGCTGGCGCAAGAGAATGAACAGTACGATATTTTTGTTTCGCGAGTTGTTGCTCCGAATGAAGACAATGCAAATGCAAGGCCGGGCGTTGAAATTTATTTTCGTAACGCTCGGGCATTAAATGACGCAATGCCTGTGTTGCAGAAGTTTACGGCGCATGGCCAAGACGGGTTTACTATGGCTGTCGATCCACGAACAAAGGTTCAAGACAAGTATATTGGCGTGCGTTTGCAATACGTCCCAGAAATATCAGCCCGTTGGGACGAAGACGCAAGAAAAGAAATGCTGACCGAAGGCGGCCTTGAAAAGTTGCTGCAGGAAAAGTTTGAGTTGCTTAACGATATCGCTGCTGAAGTAAGCACGATGGACGGCGTGGCTTTTGCTTCAGCACAAAGATACGACACCGTTGTTGTTGGTAAGGAGAATTATGATGAGTACATTGATCGAGCAGCTGCCGGCGGAAATCGCTCGGGTAGAGGCGAAGTTTGGTTCGGACAACCAGTTCGTCAAGCAGTTGAAAGCGCAGTTGAACGGTATGAAGGAAAACGGAAACAAGTCGGCGAGGGACGTATATCGCCTGCAAGCGGTGGACTTCAGCCAAACTTCAGCACCCGTCAAGAACGAAACCGACCGCTTGCGCGAGAAACGACTCAAGTAACTTCCGTTGGTTTAGAATCCCTATTTGAAGGACTCAATGCCCGTGGCCTGAAGCGCACCCGCGCACAAGCTACGGTTAGCGCACGTCCGGATGCAACAAGAATTAATTACGTACAAGAAAATTTCTTAGACATCTTGTCTGAGCTGGAAGATTCCGGCAAGGTAAAGATTAACTGCGATTGAGGCTGATATGAGCATGCTACCTAAAATGATTATCTCCGCTGATTTAAAAGCGATGCTTGATGATGCGGTTCATTCTGAACTATACGCATCCAATCTGTACAAGCACGTTGCCAATGAATTACAGCGCCTCGGATATTTTGGTACACAAAAATTCTTTTTGCGTGAAAGCGCGGATGAATTAGTTCATTATCAAAAACACGTTGACTTTCAAAACGACGTCGGTACTGTGGCCAAGATTCCTATGATCGAAGCCATGAATGAACCAATTAAAAATTTAAGTGATGCGATTGAACTTGGTTACGAAACGGAGCTTGAGCTGTACAACAATTACAAAGATTGGTACAGCGAAGCTGATAGCGATCCAGTAGTGCAGCAATTCCTGTTACAGTTTTTAGAGGTTCAACGTACTAGTGTTGGCGAATACGGCGATCTGCTTGCACGTATCCAACTAGTAGACCAAGACAAAGCAGGTATGCTTCTTATCGATCAAGAACTCGGCGAAGGTTAAACATGACTTGTACTTACCGGTTCGTAGGCACCAACGGTAAGCAGACAGTCATCAAAGGTCAAGCTGCGTTTAAAGCTTTTCTAGCTGATGGCGGTCTGGAACAACTGCTTGGTAAAACTGCGCCTAAATTCAGCGGCAGACAAGCTGGCGTATTGGACCGCATACCTAAATTGCAGGAAGCGGCACAGGGCCTTAAAGAAGGTACTGTTACCAGTGAACAATACAACAAGCTAGTTAATAAACTAAAGCCGGTCACGCCTTATACTGACGTCCCTACGCCTGCTACGCAAGCAGACATGGAGCGCGGTCTTACCAGTGACAAGGTTGAGCGCATTGGCGTTCCATCCGAGACATTAAAAGCCGGCGATCCTGTTGGTCTTCGACTTGACATTCCAGCCTACGCTAACCACGGTGTGTGGGTGGTGTCTGTGCATGAGCAAGAAGCCGGATACTCCGCTGGCAAATCCATTGGTTATGAAAGCGTGGCCGCAGTTACTAACCCGACGTTTGGCGTAGTAGAGAAAGCCGCTCTTGCTATTGCAGGCGGCAAACCAAAAGCAACGATTGCTGTAATGAAGGGTAACTGGAAACCGGTTACGCCGAAGCAAGCTTCGACCACTGCAAAGATGGCGATGAAGAACGACAACTGGGTGCAGGTTGGTATGGACCCGACACGTCACGCTTACTTCTACGATCGTGAGAACATGAACCCAGTGGTGTCTGCTGATGAAGCTGTGCAGATTGGCCCATTGGTATTGGCAAAGAATCCGGTGTATGGAAAAAAGTCGGATTTCGCTTTTAGTAAAAAACAAAATCTTGATGCGCTTGATTTAGAAACTTTATTAGCTGAATACAGTAGGCCAGCAAAAAGCATAGACGATGCTGATAGGGCTTTAGGAAAAGGCGATCGCGTATTCATCATGCATGAAATGGCTGATGACGTTACGGAAATTTCAAGCGCCAGTCAATTAAAAGGATACACCGCTGATCAAGTAGCAATCGTTCCAGCAAATATTAAATTCAGCAAGCAACAAGACATCGGTGCTGAATTGCAAGACCGTGTCGATAATGATTTCGATGCACTGGTTGAAGAGTACAACGCGCTTGAAGGTACCGAAGGTGGCAAAGTGCTGGATACCGATATCGCACGTGAGCTGTCACCTGAATACCGGGCTGACCGTTCACGCGCAGGCGAAGTACATGAAGCCGTCAGCAAATTTATCGACAAGCTTTATTTGGAACGTATCGAGAACACCAGCCCTGATGGCGTTGTCGTGTTTATGGCCGGCGGTGGTGGGGCAGGTAAGTCCAGTGCAGGCGAATTGATAGCTGATGTATTCGAGACAGCCGACATCGTTTACGACGGCACGCTGTCTACCTACAACAAAGCCGAGAAGCGTATCCAACTGGCGCTTGATGCAGGTCAGGATGTTTATATCTCCTACATCTACCGCGAACCTATAGACGCCCTGCGCAATGGCGTGCTGTCCCGTGCCATGAAGACTGGCCGCACGGTTCCTTTGGACGGTCTGGTCAAAGGCCATGCTGGCTCCAGCGAGACGGTGAACAGGCTGCAAGAAAAGTTTGGCGACAATCCAGCGTTTAAGATTTATGCCATAGATAATTCAAAAGGTTTTGGAAAAGCGGAGCTTGTTCCATTAGAAGACATCCCCCGTGTTAAGATGGAGGGGCTTAAAGAGGAGTTTGAAAATGCGACCAATGAAGAGTACGAAGCCGGTCGAATCAGTGAAGCGGTCTACGGAGCGACCGTCGGAGAAAGTGTTGCTGCGACGCAAGCTGATCGAAAGCAAAATGAAGAAAGCGTTCGCGGAAGGCGTGAGTCTCGCAGGGAAAGAAACGCCGTAAGTTTTAGCCAGCGTAATATCTTTGGCCAACCAGCGCCGCTGGCTAACTGGACTGCGCCACTTCAAACCAAAGCAGATACCGTAATCTACGCGCTGCAAAATAAACTCATTGACACCAAGCGAGTCATTGAGGCAATCAATCAAACTGGCAAACAGATAGACGAAGACTGGAATGTTTATCTTCAGGAAGAACTATTCCACGGTCGTACTGCCAAACAAACTACTGACTTTTTGCAGACTGAACTTCGGCCATTGGTTGAAGACATGCAGAAGCGCGGCGTAACTCTTCCTGATTTTGAAGAGTACCTGCACAACCGTCATGCCGAAGAGCGTAACAAACAAATTGCCAAGGTCAATTCAAATATGCCTGACGGTGGATCAGGTATTGATACTGCCGACGCACAAGCTTACCTTGCTGGTTTAACTGCAGATCAAAAGCGCGACTACTCAGCACTGGCTGCGCGTGTTGATGCAATCAACCAGAACACCCGCGACCTGTTGGTAAACTCCGGACTTGAATCCCAAGAGACAATCGACGCATGGGAAAAAGCTTATTCGGATTACGTGCCTTTGTTCCGTGATGATGTTGACTTCAGCACTCAAGGCCCGGCAGGTATGCGCACGGGCCAAGGCTACAGCGTTAAGGGCGGTGCCAGCCGCCGCGCTATGGGTTCAAAGAAAGCCGTCATCGACATACTTGCAAACGTTGCTATGCAGCGTGAACGCACGATTGTTAGGGCAGAGAAAAACCGAGTCGCTTTATCGTTATATGGTCTAGCTGTTCAAAATCCAAATACGGATTTCTGGTTAGCAATTGATCCGGCTGGACAGAAGAACCCAAATCGTGCAATGGCCGACTTGATGACCATAGGCATCAATCCAATAGACGCACAGAACATTATCAAAGAACCGAAGCAGCGTTATGTTGACCAGAATACCGGTCTTGTGGCCGAGCGCATTAACCCTGCTATCCGCTCAAACCCCATGGTGCTTGCGGCCCGAATCGATGGCGTAGAGAAGTACGTATTCTTTAACGCCAACGATGAACGTTCGCAGCGCATGGCTTCAGCATTAAAGAACCTTGACGCTGATCAGCTAGGCTACATTACCGCGAATTTTATTGCCCCGGCTACGCGGTGGTTTGCCCAAGTGAACACGCAGTTCAACCCGATCTTTGGAGCGATTAACTTTATTCGTGACTCCAAAGGCGCAATGTTCAACCTGTCCACAACAGCAATTGCAGGTAAACAGGCAGCCGTAGCAAAAGGTTTGTTCCCCGCGATGAAAGGAATTTATCAAGCTACCCGCGCACAACGCAAGGGCGGCCCCGCAGCGGCCGGCTCTTACGCACAATTGTGGGATGAGTTCCAAGAGGTGGGCGGGCAGACTGGCTATCGAGACCAATTTATTAATTCAGAAGACCGAGCAAAAGCTTTGCAGCGAATGCTTGATCCAGCGTCATGGGCAAGCTCACCTTTGGGTAAAGTGTTTACCGCTAATGGTACGTTAAAAGTACCAATGGAAGTTGCACGCAAAACGGCAGCACCACTTTTTGATTGGCTGTCAGACTATAACGAAACCATGGAAAATGCGGTTCGTCTTTCAGCTTATAAAGTTGCATTAGATAACGGTTTATCTAAACAAGCAGCCGCCAGCATAGCAAAGAATTTGACGGTTAACTTTAATCGCAAAGGCCAAATTGCTGCGCAAGCCGGCGCATGGTATGCCTTCTTTAATGCTTCAATTCAAAGTAGCGCACGTCTCATTGAAACTTTGCGCGGCCCAGCAGGCAAGAAAATT